ACAGCATTAAATTGTGTATCAAATCCGACTCCACCAGGTATTACTACTGAACCTTCTTTAAATATATGATCTCCAAAATTTTCAACTTGATTTTGTAATATTGATTGTAGTTGTGTTAACTCTCTTGCTTGAACTGGAAATCCAGGCTTATACAATACCTTATAAAAGTCTTTATCACTTTCAAAGTCATCATAGTATGGACTTGCATTTAAATTAATTTTTTGTGCCATTTTTTTTAGAATTCCAGAATGATTTTAACGTCTTCTTTTTGTCTTACGTTTCTAGTGACTTCTTTTCGATTATCAATGTAAATTATATCACCAGTCTTTTTATTTATTTCAGGACCAGCTAGACCATTTTTAAACTCAACACCTAAGTTGACATTTTTATTACCAATAGTTGTAGTTATACCTGTGAAATTTTGATTTACTGTTCCTGTAAATATGAGACTTCCAGTTTTTCTACATTCAATATCCTCTCCACTTGATTCAAAAGACAGTTGACTCGCACTCGCGTCCATATTTGAATAATCAGTAGTATCATTAGTGTCCTGATTTAAATTTAAAGACCTATCTTGAATATATTTTAGAACAAATGTGTCTTGATCATAAGATGCGATTGTTCCTGATGCAACCAAACCACTTGAGGATTTTTGAGTAATACCTAAACCAACCAATTCATCATAAGTTGTTCCACCACTTAAAGTAATCGCAGAATTTAACTTTATAGATGATAAAGATGAAAACTGAGATGTTGTTAAGATTCCTGATGTTGGTTGTTCTGGATTCTTAATTATTCCTACTTGACCAAAATGAGTATCAGTTGGAAAATCTTTTGTAGAATCATCAAAACGAGAATAAACTAAAACTTTATCAGCACCAAGTTCAGTATAGATATCAAATCCATGACCCCTTGATGGAGGGATAATTGGTATTAAATTTGCACGATCACTTTCAGATCCACTAAAAACTATACTAGATAAATCAACCATTCCAAAAGTATAACCTGATCCACCAGCAGTAACTACAACATTTGTAACTACATCACCATCAACAGTGACTAATGCTCTTGCACCAGTACCATCTCCAAGAATATTACATGAATATGATCCATCAGTATAGTTATTACCTTGGTTATTAATATAGACTGTTTTTATTTGGTTATTGTAAATATTAGAATCTCCTGCTTCTCTAACTGCTTGTATTTGAGGTTCTGTTGATGTAGACCAATCGTTCGGTAAAACAATATATTCAATAGAATCAAATTTTATAATATCAGTAGGAGAAACTGTGAATAGATATTTCCATACATAAGGATCTTGTGTTCCAGCAGTTGATGGTTCTAGATCGGTAAACGTTGGTTCATCTAAAGATTCAAAAGCTTTGGCATTTGCTGTGCCTGGTTCACCAAAACTACCATTATCTAAACAAATATAAACTTTAAATTCAGAAGTTATAACATAATAATTAGTTTTATATAAACTTCCACTTTTTGAAGTTGGTGCTTCATTATCCACTGGTCGATAATCATGTCGATACATATCGTAAGACTGATTAACAGCCCAACTATGTTTCTTTACAACTCTTCGAAGATTTGCAGAGGTTATTTTTTTACCAAATAGAGAAGTATTTCTATAGTGAGATAAGTATTGTAGATTATCAATTGGACTTGGAGTATTCGTGTTCCAAGTGTCTGTTCTACCAAAACCTGTTGTGTTTGGGTTTGGTAAACCTAAAAATACATAATAAGAATTACTAGAGTCTAATGCAGAGTCTACAAAATTACCTGCGTTTGCTATTCTAAATTGATCTGTTACTACGGCGGGCATATTAATAGTTTTTTAGATATTTATACAACATTTTTTAGTTACATCCATTTATACATCATTCGGGTTGTAAAGAACCAGTTTGATCGAATGTTTCACCTCCACCGATTCTCTTAATTGTTGGGAATGTTGATATACCAACTCCTGTTGTTACTCCAACAGTATTACCAGTGACTCCAATTGATATTGGGTTTGATCCACGGGTAAAACCAGATATTTTACCAACTGAATATTTACCAACTGGACTTATTGCACTACCAATGCTACTTAAACCTGTAGTAGTAGTAGTTGATTGGATTAAACATGTAATAACTCCAACTCCTGCTGATACTGTATGTATTCCTGCCACAACATAAATGTTGTCAGCAAATGAAACACCAATTCCCACAGTATCAGAATCAACACCACTGGTATTGATAGAAGTAAGACCTGATCCACAACGAGTATCGAAGACATAAATTGGATTTCCAACAGCTATTGGTTTAAACGTGGAAGTGTTATCACCTCTAATATCAAATTTAATACCTAATTTACCTGAAAATGTTGTCACTCCAATACCACTAATCCTTCCAGTATTTGTTTGTATACCTAAAGTATCTCCACTTGCAGTTCTTAAATTTTCAAAAGTATTAGAATATGTAAATGGACTTGATATCAAAACTTGAGGTGGATTTGTTTGACTATATCCCAAACCTGCATTATTTGGAACAATAGATGTAATGGTGCCACCAGCGCCGATAGTTGCTGTTGCTGTTGCTGTTGTTCCCACTCCAACAAGTGGATTTCCAGCATTTATAGTTCCCAACCCAGATTGTATTGTTACTGGTGGTGCTGATAGTTTGACAGTGGGTGCAATTGTATAACCAGAACCAAAATTAGAGGTGCTGAATCCTGTTACTGTTCCTGATGCAGAAACAATGGCAGTTGCTTCAGCCTTTATAAAATCAATTTGATTTGTCTTTGAAAGTGTAAATTCCAAAGATGGATCATTATCACCTTCATAATTAAATATATCTGTGCTATCAACGAATAATGTAGTATCAGAAGTTGATAAATCACTAATCACTTTTGCAACAGGTGTAATTCTCGGTTCAATACTTCTTCGTTTTTTAGAGACTAAAACTTTATTGATTACTTTATCTTCTTTTTGTTTAATTAGAGATAGAGGACGTAAAACATTATCATTTAAACCTTTTCCAAAATAAACGTTTGTTTCTAATTTTTTAGATGTATTTAAATTAAATACTGTTCTCTTATCCTGCTCCTTAACAGTTCCAACTCCAGATATTTGAACTTCATCACCAGGCTCAATGCTTAAAGTTTGTGCAAGATTAACTATGGAATCGTCATTAGTGGTTCCTTTGTAGAATAGTATGGTGACATCATCATCCTCTAATAATGGTTCTGCAAAACTTATAAGATTACCACCAATAATGGTATAATTTGATTGAGGTTCTTGAATTACACCGTTCACAACGACTAAGAATATATCCTCAATTTTAACACTCGGTTGTAATGAATCATTTAACTCTACACTTACTAATTGATTGTTAACAAATAATTGGAAACTACTTCTCTCTCCATCTTGGAGATTTTTAATTGAATCAATATAATCAAATTCACCAAATTGCCATAGTGCAAAAGCATCATTAAATGTTTTTTCAACTGTCAGAGTGGATCTTTCAAGAAGATTACTTAATCCTCTCTCAGTTACCAATCCAACTGGTTCTATAACATCTCCCTCTTCGAAAGCAAATCCTCTATTAACTATTTCATATTCAGATATTTCAAATAAAGTTGATCCTATACCTGTAACTGGTTTTACTATCGCATTAACTCTTAAATCAGTGCCAGTAGTGGTTGTGTTGCCTATTCCACGTCTTGAAATACCTCTAACTTGTAAATTAGAGTATGATGGTTCAGAAACAAATATTTGTGGATCTTGGTAATCCGTTCCTCCACCACCTACGATTGTAAATGCTAATGTTCCTCCAACACCAACTGATGCAGTGACGGTTGCTCCAGTTCCAACATTAACTCCAACATTAACACTAAATGTGTTATCATCTATTTTTGTGACTGGTAATACACCATTGTTTAGTGCTGATGTATTGACAGATGCTGGATCTGTTGATCTTGGATATACATGAATGGTTTCAAAATTATCTCTTGAACATGAGAAGGATAAACTCGCATCATCTATTGTAATGGTGTTAGAATTAGTCAATCCATGATTAAGAACTGTAAGTATCAATAGTCCATTTGTAGAAGCATATGAGACATTTGTAGGTGTTAACTGTGAACCACCAGTTACATTGATTGCATTTGTAG